GATGGAGTTTATTGCAGATACTTGCAAGATAGACATTAACGAAAAAATAGATTACCCACCAGTATGTTTAAGTTATGGTGAAAAGGTTTTACAATCAGATAAAGGTGATAGCATCATACCAATTTCTTTGGGGACATTTGGCAACCTATCGGTTATAACTGCACCACCAAAGACCAGGAAAAGTTTTTTTTGCTCTTTACTTGCAAGTGCTTATTTAAGTGGTTCAAATATTTATGGTGGGCAAATAAAAGGGCATAGAGGTAATGGTGATTTAATTTATATAGATACAGAACAAGGAAGCTGGCACGCATCTAAAGTATTTCGCAGACCATTAGATATGGATAGCAACATACCAAAAGACAAATACCATACCTTTGCATTACGTACAATTAGTTTTAAGGAGCGTTTAGAGTTTATTGAATACTACTTAAAGGAAAACATAAAAGAACCATCCTTGCTTATTATAGATGGTGTAGCCGATTTATGTGCAGATGTAAACAACATAGAAAAAAGTAATGAATTAGTAAGTGCATTAATGAGAATTAGTCAACAACAAAACGTACATATAATAAATGTAATACATCAAAACTTTGGTAGTGCTAAACTTGGAACTGGTCATCTTGGTAGTGCATTAGAAAAGAAAGCAGAAACTGTAATAAGTTTGGAAGCCAACACAGTAAACAAAGATTGGACTACCGTTAAGTGTGGGCGCAGTAGGGGTTACTCTTTTGAAACATTTAGCTTTGAAGTAAATGAAAAAGGATTGCCAACAATAGTAAATGATTTATATGACCCTTTAAAATGATATGGTACAAAAAACAATGATTATAGTTGCTGCAAAGCATAAAGAGTGGGTAGAAATAGTTTTATCCTTTGGTTGTAAACAAGAAACCGCTGAAGATATTGTACAAGAAATGTATTATAAGATACAACTGAAACTTGAAAAAGGTTTAGATATAATGTACAATGAAGAAGAAATAAACTACTATTATATATTTAAGACTTTAAGAACATTGTTTTACGATTTAAAAAGAAAAGGTAAAAATATTACTATGGTTTCTATGGATGATATACACCTAACCACATCAGATGTAAACTACCAAGAACCATATGATAAAATACAAGAAGAACTATCAAGAATGTTTTGGTATGATAGAAAAGTATTTGAAATAATAAATGAGGGTGAAAGCATTGCAGAATTTTCACGCAAAAGTTTAATACATTACTACTCACTTTACAACACATATAACAAAGTCAAGAATAAATTAAAAAAATTACTATGAGGGAAAAATTTGTAAAGGATTTAGAAACTGGCAAGGTATATGAAAATAAAGCACTTAAATTAATACAAAAAGATTACCCAAAAGCATACATACAAGATGGTTATTTTTTGGATTGGGACATATACATACCAGAATTAGAAATGGGTGTTGAGGTTAAGAGTGATGCACAATATAAAAAGACTGGTAATTTTTATGTTGAATATGAATTCAATGGTAAACCAAGTGGTATAGCAACTACAAAAGCTAAACAATATTATATTTATTTAGATAAATTATATATTATTGAAACAGAAGATTTAAAAGATAAATGCCGTAAATATCTAAACACAAAAAAAGATAAAAAAGGTGGTGATAATATGGCAAGTAAAGGAATAATAATACCAATACAAGAATTATGAAATTAGGCAACATTATTTATTACATAACTAAATATACTGGCATTAAATACCTGGTAGATAAATACCATAAGTTAAGAGGTACTAAATGTGATTGCAATAACAGAAGAAAAAAGTTAAATGAAATAAAAATTGAAAGATGGTAAAATTTACTAAAGAAGATTTTGAAAGCTGGAGTGACTTTAGGTCTGAACCCAAAAGTACTTTACAACCTAATGAGTTTGAATTAATATGCCATTTGCATAGTGTTTACTATAACCATAAATATGTAAAACCTTGCACTTGTAACCCAAAGAAAATAAAGTTATGGATAAAACAACTAAACATAATTTGGAATAATGGGAATTAAAACAATAAATGAGTGGGAAAAAGCTGTTGTGTTTCTTCTTAATCTTGATGGTTGGGATTTAGAATGGTGTGCTGGTGGAAATAAAATATATGATGCTTTTGGAAAAACACCAAAGGGCAAAGATTGTGTATTAGAAATGAAATTTAGAAAAACACATTACGATGAAAAAATGCTTGAAAAAGAAAAGTATGATAATTTAATGGCTATTGATGATGTTGTAAAATTGTTCTTTGTTAATGACCCTAAAGGAAACTTTATGTATTACCTAAACACTTTAGAGATGCCAACACCAGTTAAAAAGTATTGCCCAGATACAACAGTTTACACAAAGAAAAGACTTTTAAAAGATGTGTACTTGCTTAAAGAAAATCAAGCGGTTAGAATAAATATAAATATAGAACCAAATTAGTTGTTAAATGTTTTGTTTATAAAGTAAATAGTGTTATATTGCGGTATGGAAGTAAACAAAGCGGCTTGGGAAAAGTTAAGAAAACAAATAGAATATCATACTGAACAAGATAGTGAGATAACTGATGTACATATTAACTACCAAGTAAAACCAGGTAAAAAGAATTATTTAAAACTTAACATAACAATAGACAAATGGGACAAGATAACAGAATAGAAAAATTAGAGGCGCAAATAGAAATATTAAAAGCACAATTACAAGATGCACAATTACATACTTACATAGGTGAAACAGATAGCTTACATTGTTCAGATGGTGAGTTGTATATTGGTTACGATGATAACAAGACACTTATAATGGAAGTAGACCAGCTTTTTAGAGACTTACCAAGTATAATTAGTATGGTAACTAAAGAACAAAAGAAGATGCAAGAAATGCACCTTAAAATGATTAAACAAGCATTATGATTTTATTAATAGATGCAGATAGTTTAATTTTTGCAAGTTGCTATCGTAAAAGAGAAACACCAGATGATGAACTATACTATACAAATATAGAAGATAGCAGAAACAAGTTTGACCAACAGTTTATGAAGATTGTAAACGACTTAGAAGATAAATACCCAATAGATAAAGTACTTACTTTTAGTGGTTCAAAGGGTAACTTTAGAAAGCTAATTACACCAAAGTACAAAGCCAACAGAAAGAAACAAGAACTGCCACCATTACTAAATGATATGCACCAATTTGTAAAAGAACAATATGATAGCATTTGGGGTTACGGTATAGAAACAGATGATATGGTTGCTAGGTACTGGAAACAGATTAGTGATGATATTGGTAGGGATGAGGTAATGATAGTATCAATAGATAAAGACTATAAACAATTCCCTTGCTTGATGTACAACTATCATTATAAGCATAAAGAGATACTAGACATATCAGAAGAAGAAGCTATGTACAATTTCTATGAGCAAATGATTGTAGGTGACACTGCTGATAATGTAAACTACTTTAAGGGTAAGGGTAAGAAGTATGCAGAAAAGCATTTTAAAGACTGCACAACTAAATACCAATACACAAGAAAGCTATATGAATTATTTAAACAAGAATACAAAGGTAAAGCAAGACAAAAATACACAGAGTGCTATCACCTTTTAAAATTAAGAACACAATAAATATTAATAATTAAAATCAAAACAGATGAACACACAAGAAATTAAAAGAGGAGAGTACAATGCTTATTACCCAATAAGTGAATTAAAAATGGCTAATGTAAATAGAGATAAAGTTTCTAAACACGCAGAAAACTTTAAATCAAAATTAAATGAGTTTAGCTGGATGATGCCAATAGTTATATCATCAAGAGGGGATGTTATAGAGGGACATCACAGAATTGAAAGTGCTAAACTATTATTACAAAAAACTATACCAGCCTATATAGTTAATTGGGTTGATACAGAAGAAGAAGCAGAACATTTAGAAGCAATAATAAGTTTAAACAATGGTAATAAAGCCTGGAACACATTAGACTATTTAAAAGCATACTCAACTAATTCACAAGACTACAGTATAGTTTATGATGCTTATTTAAAAAACTCCAACAATATATCAGTTGGTAATGTAGTTAATTTGTTTTTCTGGAACACAAGAAACAAATTTAAAAAGGGTGGAGGTGTTGTTAAAAATTATAAATTTTCAATTTACCTTATAGAAAAAATATCAAACCTTGTCAATGAATATGGTAAAACAAACATCCAAGCATATTGTGTAAGGGAAATGATAAACATTGCATTTACAAAAGCATATAATGATTACAAGGCATTGGATTTCTTATTTAAAGAATATGCAAAACTTGCAAAAACAGACCATCCAGCAGCAACATCTATTGCGAGGTTTAAGCCTTTAATGGAATTGTCTTTAGTTGAATTTAATATAAAAAGAAATGCAAATAACAAACGAGGATAATATGGAACTAATGTCAAGGTATGAAGATAAATACTTTGACTTGGCTATTGTAGACCCACCTTATGGAATAGGTTTTGGTGAGTTTAATAGAACAAATAAAAACACTGATGGTACAAGGGTAAAGGCTAATAAATACAAACAATCTAATTGGGATGATGAAATACCAAATGATAATTATTTTAAAGAATTAAAAAGAGTTAGTAAAAATCAAATTGTTTGGGGAGGTAATTATTTTCCTTATTTATGGAAGACTGGATGTAAGGGTTTTATTTTTTGGTATAAAGGAAACCCAGTACCAAATTTTGCAGATGGTGAACTTGCATATACGAGTTTTAATAAAGTTGCTAAAATGTATAATTATAGGTACTATGGAAATTTAGAGGGCAACACAAGTGCTGGAGAAAAATATCATCCAACTCAAAAACCTATTTCTTTATACGAATGGCTTTTAATGAATTACGCAAAAGAGGGAGATAAGATACTTGATACACATTTAGGCTCTGGCTCTATTGCTTTGGCTTGTCATAATTTAGGTTATGATTTAACCGCTTGTGAGTTAGATGCAGAGTATTACAACGCAGCAATGAAAAGACTAAAACAACATCAACAACAATTAACAATGTTTTAAAATGAAAGATATAAGAAGTATGAGTTTAACAGAAAGGTATAAATATCAAAACGAACAAAAGCAAAAAAAGTTTAATGGTAAAACTGACAAAATAGTAGAAGATTTAAAAAGGGAGTTTGACATAAGAAGTTGTGTAGGTATAGACAAATACAAAACAACCTTACAAGACAATAACAAAGATGATTTCTTGCAGCACCTAAAAGAAGAACTAATGGATGCAGCTTTATACATACAAAAACTACAGAGCAAATGAATTACAATACAGTAACAACAATACTAGAAACACCAGAACAAGTAAGTGATTTACTTATTACATTAACTGGCATAGATATATACAAACAAACAAGAAAAACTGAATACGTTGAGCATAGGGCTTTGCTTTGTCATATATTAAGAAACAAACTTGATATGAGGTGGGTAAGTATATCTGACTTTATAAAATCAAAAGGTAAATCATTCGACCACGCAACGGCAATACACGCAAACAAAATGTACCCATTGTACAAAAAAGATAGATTTGATTATTACGATAAACTTGAAAGTAACTTTATAGTTAAATCACAAATAGAGTATAGCCAAATTTCAAAGTTAGAAGTGATACAAAAAAAGTATGCAACACTAGAAAAAGATTATTTTAAGGCAATAGAAAAGTTAAACAATTACGATAAACAATATTCAAATGGTTACACACCAAATGAAAAACAATACAGAGGTTTAGAAGAAGAACAAAAAACTATGTATGATGAAAGAGCAGCTTTAGTATTAAAGTCTTTTGAATGGAAGCAAAACAATAGTGAGTACGAAATAATAAACTGTGCAACTTAATGATAACCGTAAACAGTATTTCTGGTGGTAAAACATCTGCATATCTTATGAAGCATTACCCAGCTAATATTAATATATTTTCTTTGGTAAGGGTTGAGGATAAAGATAACCTTTGGATGAAAGGTAAAGATGAAAAGACAAGGCAACTTGTATCTGATAAAATAGGAAAAGAATTTATTGGTACAGTTGAAATGGATGATATAATATATACCATTTTAGATTTAGAACAACATACTGGGCAAGGTGTTAATTGGGTAAGTGGTGATACATTTGAACAAGTTATAAAAAACCATAGTAATTACTTACCTAATAAGATGGCAAGGTTTTGTACAACAGATATGAAGATAATACCAATATTCAATTTTTTAAAAGAAAATACAGAACTGCCAGTAAGAATGAGAATAGGTTTAAGACCAACAGAAAAAAACAGAATGGCAAACATATTAGAGAGAGCAGATGAAAATGGTTTAGAACACTTTAAAACAATAATAGGTAAGTCTAAAAAAGGTAAGAATAATAAATGGGCAGATGTACCATATAGGTATGCAGAATTTCCATTGATAGAAGACAATGTACAAAAAGATACTATCTATAATTACTGGGAAAACCAAAAGGTAAGGTTTGCTTATAGAAATAATTGTGTTGGATGTGTAAATAGAAACCCATTATTTTTATCTCACATAGCGCAAAAGGATAAAGAAAGTTTTAACTGGTTTGTTAAGCAAGAAGAAAAGACTGGGAACACATTTAATTCAGAAGCTGCATATAAAGACATATTAAGATTTGGAGTACAGAACCAATTATTTGATGAAGACTTTGATGATTGTGATACTGGTTATTGTGGAATATAAAAACAGAACTATGATAAAACCAGAATGGTTATTTATGCAAACACCAAAAGAAAAAGCATACCAATTAGTAAAAGAATTTTATGTGGAAACAACAACAAGCACAGAAGCAAAACAATGTGCTAAACTACATATAAGACTTATACTTGAAAACGAAATAATAAAACCATCTAATAACCAAGCAATAGAATACTATCAAGAAGTACTAAACGAAATAGAAAAGCTATGAGCAAGAAACTAATACAAAAGCTACAACAACTATTTGACAAACTACCAAAGGGTAAAGAAAGAAAAGCAATAAGAGAAAGACTACTTAATTTAAAGCTAAATAAAAACGTTGAGTAATTACGTTATATAATTGAATAAACAAATTTGTATCAAATGGATAAAAGAAAAAACAACGGTGGTAAAAGAGAGGGTGCTGGTAGACCAAAGAAAGCAGATGAACTTAGACTAATAGAAAAGTTAGATAACCTTATTGATAATGATGAGGTAATTAAAACACTTGGTAAACAAATATTCAAAGGTGATAGCAAAGCTATGAGTTTGTATTTCGGTTACAGATATGGTAAACCAAAAGAGAGTGTAGACATCACATCAACAGATGGGTTTAATATAAACTTTAAAGATATTATTAAATTTAAGTGATAGAAGTTGACCCAAAGTACAACCCTATCCAAACATCAGATGCAAGGTACTATATTGTAACTGGTGGACGTGGTTCGGGTAAATCGTATTCTATAAACTTGTTATTGTTGTTGCTCACTTTTGAAGCTGGGCATACAATTCTATTTACTAGGTTTACATTATCATCTGCATACATATCTATTATACCAGAGTTTATAGACAAGATAGAAACACTTAAACTACAAGACCATTTCTATATAACAAAAGATGAGATACGAAATAAGCTATCTGGTAGCAAGATAATCTTTAAAGGTATCAAGACATCAAGTGGTGACCAAACTGCCAACCTAAAGTCTTTAACTAATGTTTCTACGTGGGTAATGGATGAGGCAGAAGAACTACAAGATGAAAATATCTTTGACAAGATAGATTTAAGTGTTAGAAACCTCAACCAAAAGAATAGGGTAATACTTATTTTAAACCCAGTTACAAAAGAGCATTGGATATACAATCGTTTCTTTGAAGATAAAGGTGTACAAGCTGGCACAAACTCAACCAAAGGCAATACATCATATATACACACCACATATTTAGATAACATAGAAAACCTATCTAAAAGTTATTTAGAGCAAATAGAAAACATCAAGAAACGTAGACCAGATAAATACAAACATCAAATGCTTGGTGGATGGTTAAACAAAGCAGAGGGTGTAATATTTACTAACTGGAAGATAGGTGAGTTTAAAAAAGTAGGTGTAAGTGTGTTTGGTCAAGATTATGGTTTTGCATCAGATGAAAATACATTAGTAGAAACTAACATAGATACCACAAACAAAATAATCTATTTAAAGGAATGCTTTTACTTGAAAGGTCTTACCACATCACAGATAGCTGAACTAAACCTTAAACACGCTAAAAATAGCCTTATAGTAGGTGATAGTGCAGAACCTAGATTGTTACACGAACTTAAAGCAAAAGGTTGTAATGTAGTCAAAGCAATAAAAGGACAAGGTTCTATAACATACGGCATAGCATTACTACAAGATTATGATTTGATTGTAGAAGAAAACAGTATCAACTTAATCAAAGAACTAAACAACTACTCTTGGTTAGAGAAAAAGTCTAAAACACCACAAGACAAATTCAACCACATCATTGATGCTATACGTTATTCTGTATCATATCAACTACAAAACCCAAATAGAGGTAATTACTTTATTTCATAAAAGTTATTAAATTATTTGTTGGTATGTTATTTATTTGTATATTGCATTATATTAACTAACAAAAACAGATATGACAAACCAAGAAATTTTTTACAAAGGCATAGACAAGCTAGGCTTAACAGACAAACAAAAGCTAGATGTTAAGATACTAGCATTAGAATATGCACATCAAGAATACACTAAAGCTGCAAAGCTAGGACACGATAGATTAATGGGTTATTTAGAAAAGCAATATGTATAGTAATTGTTGTGGTGCAGAAGCATCTTATTTAAGTGATGAATTATGTGGTTCTTGTTTAGAACACGCAGTATTTAACGAAATAGAAGAATAGATATGAAAAAATTAATAAACAGAATTTTAGTAAAGAAAAGCATCAGACCATATAAGGTAGTACCTTTGTCAACTGGTGTAATTGTAGAACATTACCGTAATGGTAAATTAAAAACAGAATATTATGGATTGGTATAGCCCCCCAGAATACAAAGAGTATGAATGCACAGAATGTGGTGCAGATATAGATAGCCCCGGAGTGTGTAGCGGCACTTGTCACGAGGCAAGTATGATTTAGTTAAGTTGAGTTAGTTTTGTTTAAAAGGTGCATCAGAAATGGTGTGCCTTTTTTTATTATATTTACTTACTATAAAAAACCATTTTAAAAACGTTATATATATATGAAACTTGATATTACCATACCAACTGATTTAAGTGAAATTACTTTAAGACAGTATAAACACTTTCTTAAAATTCAGAAAAGCCAAGATGATGAAAACTTTTTAAGTGCAAAGATTATAGAAATATTTTGCAAGGTAAAGCTGGAAGATGTAATGCAGATTAAATTCAATGATAGTGAGTACATTGTAAATACACTTACAGAAATGTTTGAGCAGAAGCCTAACCTAGTTACAAAGTTTAAACTAAACAACAAGGAGTATGGTTTTCATCCACAATTAGATGATTTAACTTTAGGTGAGTACATAGACTTGGATACATTTATAGGTGATTGGGAAAACATAGAAAAAGCTATGGCAGTTTTATATAGACCAGTAGTAAACAAGTTAAAAGACAAATACACAATAGAAGAATACAAAGTAGGTAGAGATGCAGAGATTTTAGATATGCCTATGGATGCAGTATTATCATCAATTTTTTTTTTGTGGAATTTAGGTCTGGACTTGTCGAAAGCTATGATGAATTATTTGGACAAAGAGGAAACACAAGCCTTGACGCAATTTCTCAATTCTCAACCAAATGGGGGTGGTATAGCTCAATTTACGGACTTGCTAAAGGAGACATTACACGATTTGAAAATATCACTAAACTAGGAGTACACGAATGTTTTATGATGCTATCATTTATGAAAGATAAAGCAGAAGTAGAAGCAAAAAGAATTAAACAAAATTTCAAATGAGCCAACAAGGTATAAGAGGGTATTATCAATTAACCTCAACAATAGAAGAACAATTAAGAGGTACTGAATTTACTAATACAGTTTCTATTGGTGACATAAGCAAAGTAAACCTAAACAAGCAAGACATATTCCCTTTGGCACATATGATTGTAAATAGCGTTACAGCAGAAGAACAAGTGTTGAGGTTTAACATAAGTATACTAGCTTGTGATATAGTAGACCAATCAAAGGATATAACAACAGATAGATTTACTGGCAACGATAATGAACAAGACATTCTAAACACGCAGCTACTAGTCTTAAACAAGCTAATACAGAAGTTAAGAATGGGGTCATTGCACACAGATATGTACCAACTTGATGGTGACCCTACATTATCACCTTTTAGTGATAGATTTGAAAATGAGCTTGCTGGATGGACAGCAGATATAACTATTTTAATTTACAATGATATATACATTTGCTAATGAAGTTTAAAAACGTTGATGAAATATTAAACAAGTATGCAAAGTATGTTGTGCAGCAGTCTAAATCAAACCTAACCAAAGATAAAAAAGGTGGCGGTGATTTATATAATTCTGTTAGCTATAAAATAAATAAAAGCCAAGAAGATTTTTTATTAGATTTTCTGATGGAAGATTATGGTGCTTTTGTGGATAAAGGTGTAAAGGGTAAAACCTCAACATACCCAGAGACAAGTGCAGCACTATCTAAGTTTCAATACGGAAGTGGCACTGGCAAAAAAGGTGGTCTAACAAAAGCACTTTACAATCCAGAAACAAAAAGTGGTTGGATAAAGAAAAAGAAGTTTCAATGGAGAGATAAAAAAACTGGAAGATTTTTGTCTTATGAAAGTATGAGTTATTTAATAGCAAGAAGTATTTACAACAAAGGTTTAAAGGCAAACCTATTCTTTACAAAGCCATTTGAAGCTGGTTTAAAAAGATTACCAAATGATTTAATAAAGGCATTTGATTTAGATATTGAAGATGCAATTATACTAGGAATAAAAAAATAAGATATGAATTGGACACTAGGCATTGCATTTCATTTTCCACATAACAGATTATTGTTAGGTTGGGAGTACATCGCAAAAGACGAAAGGTATACATACACAACAATAAGACTATATTTATTTATAGCTACACTAACACTAGATTTTTAAGATGGCAAATATAGCATTAAGAAACCCACAGTTTAAAAGCATAGCAATTCCATCAACTGGTGTTTTGTCTACTGTTTGCACTGTTAGAATAGATGGAACTTTAAGGTACACACTTATAAAGAATGTACAGCCATCAACAACAATTAATTTTGACATTGCAGAACTTGCAAGAGATTACATAGAGATTGCATACCAAAGTAATTACGTGCCACAAACAGTTGCAATACAAACAATACTAACAAATTATAGTGGTTTAAATGGAACTGGCACTCCATCATTAACGGGTGAACAATATGATGATATAGGTTTTGAAGCCTATGGAACTTTTGAAGAAGAAGTAAACCCAGTTGTACCTTTTGGTAGAACACTACCTACTTTATTAATACCTATAAATGAAGATACAGATGAGTTTACAATATTAGCACCAAATAACCAAGCTGGTAAAATATCATACCTTACAAGCAGCCTTAATGGTGCTGAAAGTTATGCTGCTGGTGATACAACTGTGACAATTCAAGGTGTAGATTGTAGCATAAAAAGAATAGACTGCACAAAGTATGGTGATGGTAAAAGAATTATTTACATAAATAAATATGGTGCTCAACAAGACTTATGGTTTTTCTTAAAAGAAACTAGAAACATAGCACGAACTAATGAGGGTTATAAGTCAAACACAATAACCTATCCAAGTGGTGGTGCAGAATACAATATACAAAATGCACCAAACAAAGTATTTAATACACAAGCTAAACAAACACACACTTTAAGTAGTGGATATTATCCAGAGTTTCTAAACCAACAATTTGAAGAACTGCTATTAAGTGAATACATATGGTTAAGCACATTTAAAAAAGGAAGTGGTGTTATCATACCGGTTAAAGTTAAAACCTCATCAGTAGCCTTTAAAACAAGTGTAAACGATAGATTAATAGAATACACAATGGAGTTTGAAGAAGCCTTTGATTACATAAACAACATTAGATAAATGCGTAGACTACAACTATATATAGGTACTGAAAGGGTAGATTTATTTAAAGATGAAACGGTTTCACTTACACAAACAATAAAGAATGTAAAAGATTTGGCAAAGGTGTTTACTGAATTTACACAAACATTTTCTGTACCAGCATCAAGTGTAAACAATAAGATTTTTAAGCACTATTATAACTTTGATATTAGTGGTGGTTTTGATGCAAGGATTAAAGCAGATGCAAGAATAGAATTAAATGATTTACCTTTTAAAGATGGTAAGATAGCTTTGCAAGGTGTAAACTTAAAAAACAATTTAGCACACACATACAGAATTACTTTCTTTGGTAATACAGTAAACCTAAAAGACATATTAGGTGATGCTCAATTAAGCAGTTTAAGTTTTTCAGATTACTATGATAGGCTTTATGACTTTGCTACAGTAACTGGTGTGATGCAAGAAGGTCTTAATACATTTATAATGACTTTAATAAATAAAACAAAAAGATAAATAAAAAAAAA